GTTATATAGGTTGCATCCAATCCCACAATTATGACATTTATAGAAATAAGAATTTCCTTTTTGGTAGAAGTATCCTCTTGCTTTTGTTTTGTTTTTTTGTGAATCTCCGCAAATTGGACAGGAACAATTTGCTAAATCATTTTTCTTCCATTTAAAATTTCTGAGTAGTGTAGAAACTCTATTAATATATGTCTGGTCAATATATGAACTCATCTAAATATTCCATTGTGTAACTTTTTCAGAATACTTTTCAGGTTCTTCCTTTTCTTGTATTCCCATATCTCCTGCAAATCCAGTTCCTATTAAATTGTTTTGTTCTAGATTGGCAATATCAGATAATTTCATTTTTGATTTGTCTACACCAATTATAAATTTCCTGTTTGACACAACATCGTTATAACGATTCTTCAATTGCTTCACAAGTAGTTGACCTTTCTCGTCAAGTTCTTCTGTAGAAACAATAGCAAACATAAAGTCTGCTGTGGCAGGAAGACCGAATGATTCAGAGGTATCTTCCAATCCAACATCAGTGTTTGCAAAACCTCCCCGATTAGTTTGTGTTGCAGAAAATATGGGAAGGTTCTTTTCTACTGCCAATCCACGCAATTCTTCTGCAATTGCTTTGACATACATGTATGAGTTTACATTCGCTCCGTTCTTAAATCTTGCGGCCGCACAGATGTTCAGGTAATCTATAAAAACAATATCAGGAACAAATTTCTTTTTTAACTTTAGTTCATCTAGAAGGTGTCTAAAGTGATTTACATTTGCAGTTGCGGTAGGGTATTCTTTAATGATAAGTTTTCCACTACACCCCATAGTTGCATTTGCAAGTTTCTTTTCATACATCATCTTAGGTAAACTACGCAAATCATCCATAGTGATGTCCATTATATTTGCATCGATTCGTTCTGCAATTCTTTCTTCCGCCATTTCACAAGTAATGTATAGAACATTATAGTTTTGTGCAAGACATGCGGTTGCATGATGACACATGAATAATGATTTACCTACTCCTGTTCCCGCCATAACTATGTTTAATGTTTTCTTTGGCACACCATTTGCGGTAATAGTATTAAATAACTCAAGGTCAAATTCAATCTTATCTTCTTTTCTGTGGTAGAAATCATATCGTTCATCCGAATCTTCAATATAATCGTGACCAATGTGAGTATCGAATGCTACTGCAAGTGCATCGGAAAGAATAGAAGGAATTGCATTTTCTGATTTAGTTTTGCTTTTACCATCTATAATATGAATGGATTCTAGAATAGCATTGTAAACTGCCTTTTCTTTACAAAATGATTCTGCTTCATTAATCAACCATTCAGAATCATGGCTGTCGGATGGTTTAAAAATTTCAGTTATAACATTTTGGCATTTCTTTTGTTCGTCTTCATTGTGTGGTAGTTTACCAACGGCAATGGAAATTGCTTCCTCGGAAGGAAGTGAATTATATTTTTGGATATATTCATTTATAGTTTTGAATATAGTTTTATATTCACTTTCATGAAAATATTCATCTTTCAAAAAAGGAATTGTTTTTCTTGAAAATTCTTCATCACATACTAACGAATTTAAAATTACTTTTTCTATATTCATTCATTAAACCTTAATGATTCTGGGTCACTTTCTAATTTCGATTCAAGGATATCAACAATGATATCTCCTAATAAATTATCAAAATCTTCATCTAATTCTATATTTTCTGGTACTTCTAATACATCATAATCATATTTTAATGTTGCTTTGTCGTCTTCGGAAGAATCATCTATTCTAATTTTCCCAATTGATACGGCAACATTATTATAATTTTCATCTAATATTCTAATTGCTCCATCATGTCCTTCAATTGGTCTATATTTTGTTTTAATGTTGTCCATTTACATCTATTCCGTCAAACATATAGTTGCGATGTTCAAACATTGCGCTTCGTAAGCCTTTATATGTGAAGCCGGAATCAACAACACCTTGAGCCAAATCTTCTATTGTTGGCCGATTTTCGCCCACTATATCAACTGTGACAATTCCAGTCCTCATGTCTACAACAACATTTTCTACACCTTCTATATCGTCAAGTATAAGAGTAATGTTGTTTGCACACTTTGGACATCCCATGCCATGAACAAGAAAACTCACTGTCCAGTTTTCTGGCACTGGTGCTTCTGGTAGAGGAATTGGTTTTGTCCATTGGTCTGAATCGTCTATTTTTTGCGATGATTTACATCCTATTACGAACACAAATACCAAACACAAACAAGGGGTTATTTTCATTAACATTTTTTTCATTTTAATCATCTCCTTTTTTAGATTTATATGGAAATTTTTTATTTAACGCTTCTTTTCTTTTTTTGCATGGTTCACATTCTTCTACTTTTCCCAAAGTTATATTTTTTATAATTTTAGAAATTGTATCTCCCAATCCTTTAGATTTGTTGTCATCGTTCTGTGTCATCTGATTTTCCTTTTTTTAAAATTTCTTTAAAAATAACTTCGGCCAACCGTTTGCTTTTTTTCTTTTTTGGAGTGCCATCTTTATTAATCATAGAACGAAATGTTCTTCTTTGTTTTCTATTCGGTTTCTTCTTCATAAGTTTCTTCTATATTACCATATTTGAATTCTTTTGCAACTGCAACTTCAAGTTTTTTCATAACATCTTCAGTGAAGTATTTCTCTGGCTCATTATTTATTGATTTCTCAAATGCTGTTTTACCATTTGGCAATTCTATACGAGTAGACACTTTCTTAAATATATCATACTTCACCGCAATTGGTACTAGACCATAATAAGGATTCAAACCAGTATCATAATTCAACTGAACTTCAACATCTTTATTTTCTTTGGTAAATCTGCCTTTATATAATTTACATTTAATAATGCCACCAATAATATCTGTACCATCTTTGTCTTTCTTTTTGGAAAGATAAACGATTGTAGATGCGGCATACTTCAAACCAGAACCGCCACCCATCTCTTTCATTGGAACATATGCACCAATAATACTATAGGTGTGATTTGTTAAAACCAAAGGGATACCTGCTTTGCCTAACTTCAATGTTAGTACACGGAATGTTGCTTTGATAACTTGCGCGCGAGTCATATCACGGGTCTGCTTCCCTTCTGCGGTGTCTGTCATCTCTTTTTCTGTGGAAAGCATTCCAAGACTGTCTAGAACAACAAACACAGGTTTCTTTTCTTTGTTTTCAATGTATTTGTCTACAATAGAGATTGCTTGATGGCGAAAACCTTCAACGGTGGCAACAGGAAATACTGCAACTCTACTTGGGTCTAATCCTCGTTCAGTAATCATATCAGAAGTAACTGCCGATTCTGTGTCGAAGTATAATATCATACCCTCTGGATTATCGTCAAGAAATTTCTTGCACATCCCCAACGCAAAATATGTTTTACCAGTTGCAGATTCTCCTGCAAGTGCCATAATTTTATTATTGGGAATGCCACCGTAGAGTGAACCAGACAACAAGGCATTAAATGCATAAGAACCTGTGTCAATAAATCCAGTTACATCACTTCCTTCAATTCCTTCAGATACAATACCGGCATATTCATTACCAGAACTTTTAATAATATCTTTTAGAAAATCAGTCATTTGTCTTCAACAACATTGAAGAAGGCGCCTCTCTTCTTCTTTATTTCTTTCTTAGCAGGACTTTTACCAGACTTCCACGCCTCGTTTACATCTGGGGTTGATTTGTCATCTGCTTTAAATGTACCATCATCCAATCTGGCTCTTTTGTGTATTCCAAGCATAATGTCCAAACCGTCAAATGCACGGTCTATTGTGTCTGCGATATATGTATTTTCTATCATAATAATTCCTTTATCTCTTGTATAGTATACTCTAACTCTTTACATTTATCAACTATATTCTCATAAGTTTTTAAATTACAATTCTTATCTGATTGGCATTTCTTCAGATATTTTCTGTTCTTTTGTAGTTCTGATTCTAACATATTTAGAATCAGTTTTATTGATTTTCTAGATAGTCTTTCATGTTTTGTCATTCATTTTGTCCATATCGATTGGTTTCTCCATATCTTCAGAGTTACGAAGTTGCGGTAAAGCATAAACAATCTTAAATACTTTGCTGATTTCTTTTTGTCCGCTAGTTCTTTCCCAAACATCTTTTGCTAGATTATGAATATAATCGTAGAGGTCTTGTCTTGTTTTGTGGACATTTCCTTCACTTGTGGGTTCTGGATTTAAAACTATATACTGAACTTCAGTAGTATCCTTTTTCAACAGTCGCATAAAGGTCCTTTCTGGACCCTTTTTCATTATCCAATAATGTCCGCCATCTTCAGTTAATTTACAGTTCGGTAAACATCGTTTCATCCATCGGGTTGCCATTCTGTCTGGATAATTTTGAAAAGGAAGATGAACATCTGATTTGTTGCAAATCCTTGTAACCATCGTCTTATTTGCCGTTGTTCCAGTTTTGAAATTTCCTACTTCTTCTACCCAAGCAGAAATCAAATCCGAAGAAACTTCTCCGTTTTTGTCATCAAACTTATGTGCCTTAACTAAAATACTTCCGTTTGAACAAATGTCTTCACCTAAAGACTTTTTCTGTGGATTATGAATGTTACATTTCAATTGATATGAAATTCTAGACATCACGGCATTAGCAGGGTCAATTTCATAAATATCAAACACATAACTATCGGTTTGGTCGCATAATGCGGCATATCGATGATGGCCAGACAATAATCTATATTTTTTGTATACACCATTAAATTCTATCATCTTTTCTAGTAACTCAACAGTGGGTGGTGGACAATTTATATCCACCCCACTAGAAAAAGAATGTCGAAGGTCTGCGATATGCTTACCATCTTCATCACCTTGTCTTGCATTGTTAGTCTTATTTGATAACTTATTTACATCAATTAGAATGTCATCGAACTTAATTTTTTCAGTTCTAAGATAAGTAACACCATCTGTAGAAATTTTTGTTCGGGTTGCCGGAAGGTCGTCTGGTACGATATTAAAAATTGTTGGCATGGTTAGCCTCCTTTGTTGTTGTCGAATCTAATAGTCCACTACATGTGATACTTACTGATTCAGTTACTATTATTATATATTAAAATTTTAAAAAGTCAATACTTATATTTAATTTTTCTGTATTCACGCAAACAATCCTTCCAGAGTTGAAACTTCTTCCCAGTTCCAATCAATCTTTTCTAGAATAGTTTTCAACGGACTCAAGAATGCCTTTTCAAATTGGTGGTCATAATCAATAAACTTTTCCAACTCAAACTCTTTTGGCAAATCATTTGGAAACGCAACCACTTGGTCTTGTCCTGCAACACCACCCAAAGGATTCGGTGATTTTAAATGCACAAATTTAATCTTATCCCCATCCACAATCTTTCTATATTTCTTGTGAAGTCCTAACCTATTCACATAGTGATTATAAATCAAACTGCCTTTGACTGCAATTGGCGTAGATTTTTGATAAATGAATTTGTGTGATGCGTACTTTTTAATTCCATTCACACCGCGGGGAAATGCAATTTCTTCAACAGAAAATGTCTTGAACTTCTCCCTGAAATCATCAATGAATTTAATAACCGATTCTT